GTGGAAGGAGTAAACCCGCGAGCTTAAAAGTTTTCATGTTTTTGACGTTTCTGCCGGAGTCTGCGCCGTGATTGTCGTTTGCCGCAAGGAAAATTCCCGGGTGTCGCCAGTGTCCAAAGCCATCGGGAGCCTCCCTCGAGCCGCGTTAGCGACTGCTTTGGAGCAGTAAGCGAGCATCGTGCTTGTCCAATTTTTTGCAATCGCCGCTATCAAAAGCGCCTTGCTCGTTGTGTCCAACTGGCTCCAACTCACGTTCAGAAATCCGATTATGAACGCATCGAGGAGGGAGTTGGCGGAGAACAGGCACCCGTAAAGGATCGCTATCCGGTAAGCGATGATCCCCGCTGAGGTTGCTCTCATTAAATCTTTCATTCACGGTTTTCCAAGCATCGATCCCGATATCGAGCAGCCAGAGCGCAACCGCACCTATCAGGAGCGCGGCTGCCAAGATGCTCATGGTGGATCCTTGAGCTTAACCGCATCAGTGAGGCGAGCGACGGAGATGGTAAGCCGATCGATTTTGGCGCTGATCACTGCGTTATCAGCATCGCGCCGCGCAATCTCAGCATCCCGGCGAGCAAGGTCATTGTGATAAACCTCGATCGAGACGTAGCCAAGGCGCATCTCCTCTCGGGTTTCGAGGCGACTGTTGCGCAGAATCAGCAAGCCGCAAGGGATGCCAATCAGCGTAAGGAGCGACAGCCCGAAAGTCGCCCACTCCCTCAGTTCTCTTGTACGCTCAGTAGCCATGAGCGTAAGAGTAAGGGAACCTTACGGAAATACGATGAAGAACGCAGTGATCACAATAGCCCCCAGCCGGAGCCAAAAGATCAGCGTCAGCATTTCGTTGTGCCATTGAGTCATTCTGCAATTTTACGCTCATTCTGATTATTTGCTCCTCAGGTATTGACCTTATACAAACCCGCCGCCCAGCGCCGTCCGGAAAGCCTGGATCGCCGTGTAAGCCAAAGCTGATTCTGCTGATGAAAGCCCCGTGGTGATCGCGATGAAAGAGAGGCGCTTGAGTGATTCGCCGGTAACGCCTCCGCCGTTGTTATTTGCACCAAAGGCGAAAAGGGCTTTGTCTGCAGCCGTGCCTCCGATCAGCCCAACTGAGTTGGCGATCGAGGAGTGCGCCACGTTCGATCGCGCAAAGTAGATATCAGCGCGTGAGGTTGTCGTGCGCTGGAAAGCGTAATAACCGGTCAAGCTGGCAGGTGTGACCGTGCTGATATTGTCGTTTCCGCTGTACATCCAGGCTGCGCCCTCTGTGTTGCCGGCATTGTAATCCGTGAGCAAACCAAAGAAGGATTGGAAAGCAGCCCAGTAAACTCCGATCTCATGCTGCACCCCAACTGCGTTATTGGTGTGCGTGTAAACGATCAAGCCGGCGCTCCCATCGGTTAAGCCAGCGCCGGAAGCATTGGGGATAAAACCGGTATTGAGAAACTTGGTAGCTGCGCCCAAGAGCCCGTTGGCTGTGAGATCTGCGAGGATGAAATTGGTATTGGCCCAGGAGGCATTTCCTACCCCGTTGTAAAAGATCGGGGTAATGGCCGCGATCAGGCTGTCTGAAACCAACGGGATAGCGTGCAAAATCTTTCTGATGATGCCTGCAGACCAAAGGTCCGTGGCCAGGGTATGCACGGCGCTCTTGCTGGCTGCCCCTGGTGTCACGCCTCCGGCCGCCACAATCCGGTTTGACCAACTACCAACGTAAGAATCGCCAATGTCCCCCCAGCCTCCGCCGAAACTTGTCCGGAGAGCATTAACCGCATTGAAAAAGGCCAGTGACTCCGCGGCCGTCAACCCGTCATGAACCGCGGCAAAAGAGAGTGTGTTCTTGCTGTAGTACGGGATAGCCCCTCCGGCTGAGTCGCGCACGGCTCCGAAATAAATCGGCGCTGCGCTGAGCCCGAGAGTCTGATTGTTGGTGTTGTTCCCGATCGAGGAGTGGGCAACGTCATTATTTGCCCAATACAGATCCGCCCTCACGGCTGAGGTTCGGTTGTAAGAGACATAACCCGCAAAAGAGTCAGCCGCTCCGGTGTTGGTGATCAAACCGCTGCTGAAACTCGAACCGCCTGCGTGCCCAACTACGCCGCCCGAGTTCTGATCTGCCGCCACAAACATATACTCTTGCGCGGCCGCATTCAGATAGCCCATATCGTACCGCAGCGTGAGGGTAGGATTTGGATCGAGTATCGAGGCAACGATTGTCAGTCCTGCGCTGGCGAGGCTCAACTGCGTGCCCCCAACTCCGGTATTGAGAGCCTTGGTGCCGTCGCAAGCCAACCCGTAAAGCGAGAGATCCGCCGCGACGAAATTCGACGCGCCAACATCCGGCCAGGGATCCAAGCCAGGGCCAACTATGAGCGGAGTCTCTGAGGCGATCAGGTTGTCCGGAGCAACCATGTTGATCGTTTTCATCTTGCTGAAGATCCCGGCCGTCCTCAGCGCGCCTATAAAGGTGTTGGATGCGTACTTGCTATTGACGGATGGTGCGGCTCCGCCGTTGATCACTACTCGCGCCGCCCAATCCACCACAACAGGATCCAGAGGCTCGTCAAAGTCGACGCTATTTGATCCGCCGCTGAGTGTGCCGCCAGAGCAAACCTGCTTAACGGTCAGACTGGTGTAAGGGAGCAGGATCCCGGTCACGTCGACGTTGAGCAGCGTGTAATTGGTTTCCCCGGCGTGCGCGGCCGAAATTGTCCCCGTCTGCAGCGTGAGCCCATTCTGCGCAATGATCCGGTATCCGCTTGGCGAGCAGCACACCTTAGGAAAAACGATGTTCAGAGCGATCAGTGTATGCAAGTCCGGGTCATAAACGCCCGTGATCACAGGCACCAGCGACGCGGCAACGTCCACGCAACCAGTCCCGCCGGTACCCATGCACAGGAGCTTGATGTAAATCTCCTCGAGGCGGCCGGTGCTCAGGCAGGTAAGGCATTTCGCGCCAGCCATGATCGCCGCGATCGAGAGAGTGCCGGCCAAAATGTTGAGCAGGTAAAGCTCAACTTGATCTCGAATCGGAAACAGGGATTTGTAAGGGCCGATCTGGCCGGTCAGTGTCGCCGGATTGAGGGAGCCGCCTGCGTTGGTGGCAAGCAAGTACGTTTCGACGTCAAGGCGAGCGCTATTCGGGATGCACTGGTAACAGGCGGCGCTAGCCTCGAGAGCGCTCGGGGACAAGGAAAGCCCGTTGATCACAGTCAACAGGTAAACCTTGGCCGCCAGGGCGAGATGCCCTGAGATCGGACGGAAAGGCGTAGCCCCTACGGAGAGTTGCCGCGCCGTGAATGTGCCAGCCTGCAGGTTCAGCAAATAGAGTTTGAGGACGTGCTTTTCAAGCGGGGGAATGCAATGAAAGCACGTCGACTCTCGAGGCAAAGCCTGAGGCGAGCAGGTAGCCATGGGCTAACCTTAGCTGATGGTGCGCCGGCTGAGTTGGCAGAGCAGATAAACCTCTGCCGCTCGAGCCCATTTTTGCTCTCCGCAAGGAACGCAGGAGATCAAGGCGCGCTGCGCCTGGATGGTAGCCGGGATGGAAACTCCGGCGACTTCCGCCGCATTCTTCCACAGCGCCACCTCCATTGAGCCCAGGGTGAAATCTGGCTCGCACCCGATGCAAGCAACGGTGCGCTTGAGGGTATTGATGTTTGTCAGGTCTACGCCGCTGACTTTTTTGTACAACTCCGCCATGAACCGCACTTTTAGCGCCTGCTTTTCAGTGGCGCTCAGACAGTCGTAGCACTTCGCGGCCGTCTGCAGTGTGCTCAGGTTACAATTTGCAAGACTCATATTTGTTCTTGGTTTTTCGGATTAACTGACACTAATACTGCGCGCCTCCCGCTTCATCGTGAGCGGCGCTCATTGAATCGATTTCTTCGTTGGGGCTCGCCTCCTCCTCAGGGGTTTCCTTTTCCTTTGGCGCGCACATGACTTTGCAAGTCTCGCCGTAAACCTCGAGCACTTTAACCGTGCGCGTATCCCCTGGCTCAACTTTGTCATCAGGGCCCGATTTAAGGACCGCAGTTTTGAGAATATCCGTATCGGCGTTTTCCTCCCGCTCCTTTTCGTCGATCGTTTCGGGGGTGCTGCTTTTAGCGGCCGGTTTTTCGTCGCCATAAAGCGAGTCCATCCCTTCGTCCATCGTCTCTGTGTCTTTCATAAGGATTTACTTTCGAGAGGGGATGCGGCTCCCCCACTTCCCGAGTTAGGGGAGCCGCGCCACTCCAACCCAACATTCCCCACTCACTGGCACGCTCTTACCGCCAGCAAGTGGGGAAAGTGTTTAGTCAACCGTCCAAGGGATATTGACGGAGGTGCAAACCGCCCCGGTGAGGGTGATCGTAGTCGCGCTGGCGACAGCCCAAGTTCCCATTGCTGAGAGATTGGTGTTTAGCGAGGCAACGAGCAGCGCCAGGGTGCTTACGCCGTAGATGCGCGGATTGAAGATGTTCAACCCGTTGCACAGGATCGAGTCCTGCGGAATATCATAATCGCCGGAGCCGCTGGCCACTGGCGTAAAGGTGAGGACCGTAGAGCTCGAGGGGCAAGTAGCATTTGCGCTCGAGTAGCTCTGCGCAGGGTAAGAGCCGCTGCTGCAGGTGGGCACGTCCACAACGCAAGCCGGCTCGCGCAGGTGGAAAAATGCTTCTGCGAGCTCAGGGTATTCCGCCTGAGTGGCAAAGCGCCAATCAGCGATGAATTTACCCTTGTTGCGGCGCTCGTTGTTCACGGCGATCGGGTTGCCGTTTACGTCCGTACCGCAGGTGAGGTTATCCATCACGAATTGCCACTTGCCGGCAAAGTCGCGCATGGCGAAAGGCATCTCCGGATTGATCGCCGTGGTGTCCTGTACCATCGACGTCATGGCTTTGCGGTGCCAAATGAAGTCCACTTGGATATAGGCATTATCATAGTCGTTATTCACAACTTCTTTGATGCCTTCCGTGGCCGAAACATTGGTGTACGGATAGACGATCTGCAGAGTGGTAGTGCCGTCCGCATTCTGCGAATACACGTTGAACCGGAGCGAAGTCCAATCAGCGCGCAAACCGTAGTTGCCCAGCTTCCCTACCCATCCGTATTTGTGATACTTCTCAGCATCAGCAAAGTCCGTGAAGCGCCAATGGTCCGTGAGCTCAGGGTTGCCCTCAACCATGTTCCAGACTTCATCCATATCGGTCACAAACTCGAGCATGGGTTGAACGGAACGATTGATATCCTCAGAGAGCGCGCCTTCGCGGATCTGAGGCTGGACGCGCCGCTGCAGGTGGCGAGCGGTGATCTTGCTGGTGGGCAAGGTGGAAACCGTCAAAAAGGTCATGGTGCTGTCCCAGGTCGCAGTAATGGGAACCAGCGTATTGTTGGCCGTCGCCCATTTGTATTTGGCGATGCGAATCGCCTCCGTCCGGAACCGGTGCGAGGTGATCAGCGAAGAGGCGCGCCGGTTAACCCTGATGACGTGGGCAAACTGTTGCTTGGCGCGATCGGCGGAAAGAATCTGGTCGAAACAGAAGAGATCAGTTTCGTAAGACTTGCGCTGCAGCTTGTAGCTGTCTCGGGTGAAGCCCAAGCCGATCTTTGTGGTCGACGGGTCGCAAGGCTGGCCAATGCAACTCCCGGCTGACACGTCCTCCCAGGCTCCGCGGAGATCAGGAAAGACATTTTCGAAACGATCGAAAGTGTGTTCAACGCCATCCTCTGCCGCAAAGCGGCCGATCGAAACGTGCCCGATCCAAGTGTCGATCGGGTGCATCGAAAGGATGATATTATCGTCAAGGTGTTCGGATTTCCGGCTCAGGTAATCCGTGAACTGTTTGCAACTGAGTGCCATAAAACTAAAATTTTGATCGGACGTTAAAGGTTAACGGACGTTTGCTTAACTCTCCGTCCTATCAGGCGGGTGACTCCCGGTGGGAGCTTAGCGGCTGCGTTTTTAGAGTCCTGAGCCGCGCCGGACTTGGATCGGTCGATCCTGGCATCACTTATTTATCCACCTAGAGCCCCGGTGCTTCGCGCAACCAATACTCTCCTGAGGGAGAGCGGGTCAAGAGCTATTTTTCTTGCAATCCTGCTTATGGGGATATAAACATGCGTCCGTAATCCGATTGTACCCGGATGAAAGAAACCTCAAAATTTGGCACCTGTTTGCTGTCGGCAGCGCTCCCAGCGCTGCGGTACAACACAGTGAGCAGGTGCTTTGCACTTAAGGTGCGGTAAGGTTCAATGAGTAAATCACCACAAAAGATCACGGAAATTGGCGGAGAGTCCCCAACAAACGGCGCAGAGGAAATTCTGTCACTGCAAAAGCCCTATCGGGTTTTGGTCGAAATTGAAGGCACATGCCCCCTGCTCTTCCATCGTTGGAATAACGAGTCTGTTGCCGCAAAGGCAAAGGCCAAAAAAGGCAGCGCTGAGAAGAAAACCGATGATATCGAAAGTTTCCTCTGGCGAAACGAAAAGGGGCACATCTGCATTCCTGGCGAGTACCTCCGGCAAACTGTAATCCACGCAGCGAAGTATGAGCAGGATCCTCGCTCGCCTCGCAAGTCCATGATGGATCTCATGAAGGCGGCACTTGTGAGCCTAACAGAGCTCGCAGACACAGGATTGTCTGAGCCGGATTATTTGGATATGCGCAGGGTTGTGATCCAGAGAAACGCGATCACTCGAACCAGACCGGCGCTTAAGCCAGGATGGAAGGCGGGATTTATTTTAATGGTGAACCTGCCTGAGTACTTGGCACCTCAGAAGCTTAACGCGCTCATCCAGCAAGGCGGGAGGATTATCGGAATGGCTGATTTTCGCCCCAGCTTTGGACGGTTCAACGTGATCAAGTTTGATCTACTTGATGACTGATCTATTTCGGTACGGCGATCAGGGGACAGGCTGTGCAAGGCAAGTCACGGTCAGGTCTGGATAGGAGAGGCTTGCAGAGATCGGGTCGGGTGCGCTGTAGGCGCGGAGGGCTGATCTTTGGTTCTCTCGGGTAGGGTATGGAACGGGCCGCAAGGCCGGTTCGGTATGGTGTGTTTTGGCACGGTTCGGCTCTCCAGTGTCGGGTTAGCTCGGGCATGGTAATGACGGGATTGGATAGGTGGGCTACGAATCGGTCTGGAGTGCAAGGGTTAGTCGGAGTCGGCTCTGGTGCGATATGGTTTGGTATGGTGGGCTGTGTTCCGGTCAGGCTGTGTCCGGTGTAGGTTTTGTCCGATCGGGAATGGTATGGAAGGGATCGGTTTGGCTGAGCGGGGCAGTCTATGGTTGCCAAAGGCAGTCTCAGGATGGGTGCGGCAGTGCCAGAGGTTGGCGGTAGTTCAGATCAATTCTGGACTATCGCCAACACTTCATCAGTTTTCACAAGTCGCAATTTCCCGCTAACGTCGAAATCAAGTTTTTGCCCTGAGTAGAAGCCGATCAAGACTTCATCCCCTGGCTTAATTTCTGGCAGGAGGCCAAAACCGTTTTTCGCCTTTTTCCATGGTCCGACACTGATAACTCTGGCTGTCGCCGGCCGCTCTTTTTCCCCTTTGGCTCTATCGAAGGAAATATCAGGTAGCGCAATTCCGGATTGCGTCTGCTTAATGCGAGGTAACAGGAGTAACAGGCATTGGCCCGTTAACGGCCGGATAGTTCTTTGAGTTTCCATTGACGGGAGGGAGTAAGCCTAACTTTCGCTGTTCTTTTTTCGGGAGCGCGCAACGCTGCTTATCAGATTCGATGCGCTCCGCCCAAACGTGCGCGGCCGCGTGATCTTGCATCGGCCGGCGCTTGATGAGTTTGGCAAGCTGCGCGGCCGTGAGGTTTGCATATTTCACCGTCTCGGGCCCTTGGCTGCGAGAGCATCGATCTCAGACTCGTAATCGTTGGCGGCAGAAGTGGCAGAGCTCGGACGGCCGCCAGCGCCAGGACGTCCGCCATGCGGTTCGCTCTCCTCGTATTGCTTCAAGGATTCCTCGAGCTCAGCAACTCGAGCGGAGGCTTTTTTGAGCCGGAGCGCGAGGCGATCGTGATTGGCCGCCTTGTTGTAAATGAGCGCGTGCAATCGCACTGCCTCCTCTGGCGTTTTCGGCCGCGTCTCTTCCGTGGGGCTAAACATGCGATCGGCCAGCTTCCGGCCTTTATCGAGGAGCGCGTTGCCCTCCTGATCTCCCTCTTCCGGAGCAAACCAAGCCTTGTATTTATCGGCCAGGGCTTGGTTGGTCTGCGTCCACATTTTTCGCATTTTCTCCGTCTGCTGCTGAGATTGCGCCTGCTGTGCTTTGAGGCGCTCCCCGCCTTTATCCTTGGCAGTCCTGAGGGCATTGTCCTGAGCCTCCGCCAGTTCACGGATGAGCTCGCGATGCCGGAGAATGGTTGGCGCGCCGCGGCCGAACATAGCGTCAGCCTGCGTGATCGCCTCGCCCAGCTTGAGCCGTGAGATGTAAAGCAGATCCTCCTCAGTGGCTTGCCGCGTCTCGCCGTTTTCAGTCTCTACCGTGAGTTGCTGAACATCGTTAAGCGCTCGATTCCAGGCATTGAGGTAAGGCTGCGCATATTTCTCCTGAAACTCTTTGCTCGAGGAGTAGTTCACATACTCGATCTCGTTCTCGAGCTCCTGATTGCGCTTCTCGATCGCGGTGAGCTTCTCACGGAGTGGGGTAACCTCTTCCGGCTCCCGGCTCTCGAGCTCCTTAATGCGCGTGCGCGCCTTGGTGAGCTCCGGCTCGAGCTCGTTTTTGATCTTTAGCTGAGCGCGATCGAAAGCTTTGCGCAAACCGGCGTTGGTTTTGAGATCCGGCTCTTCCGGAACCTCTGGCGCGGGTGTCTCGGGAGCGTCCGGAGCGTCCGGAGGCTGGATCTCAGGCTGCGTTTCCTCTTCCGCAGGTGCGTCCGGAGCGTCCGGAGCGTCCGGAACCTCAGCTTTGGGCTTGGCTTTGGGCTTTGGGGCAGGGCGAGTGACCTTTCCGGCTATGTCCAAGTCCTCGAGCTCTTTGCCAACGGTATTGAGCCAATCGCCGTCAACTTCGTGCTTTGGCTGGATCGCTGGTCGCTCCGGCGCGGCCGGTTTCGGCGCTGCCTTGGGCGCTGGCTTTGGCTGAGCGGCCGGAGCCGGAGCGGCCGCGGCCGGTTTAGGCGCTGGCGCTGGCTTTGGTGCGGCTGCAGGTTTTGCGGGAGCGGCCGGAGCCGCGGGAGCGTTTGCTGGCATATTTTTATTGAGGCGGTTTTAGCGTTGGAGCGCGGAGGGCTTTTTGAGGTTCTTCGAGAGAGTGAAGGCTGCGGAGGATCTCGAGCACGCGGCGTGCGCCTACGGTTTGAGAGTGAGTTGCCCAAAGCATGTTGGGATCCCCGGTGGCGTCTGGTGCCTGTTCAACAAAAGTTAGCAGAGCGTAATCGCAGGCAGCCTTAAAGGCGGCTGTTTCGGTTATTTCCTCGAAAAGCTTGCGGTGTGGGCCCTGGCGGAAAGTTTCAAGAGCGGTTTGCATATCAGTAGTACTTTATTTTCCGGTTATCCCGCACTGGCTTGCGCGGCCGCGGCGCTCGCTTAACCGGTGGCGTCGGTTTAGGAGTCGCCGCGGGAGTTGCCAGGGCCGGATATTCCGGAAGAGCGGGAAGTCTTACGGGTTGGTTCATGTAACGCTAGATAGGGAGCATTTCGCCTTATGCTTGCTCCTCTTCCGTCGCCTGATCAAGCGTTTTGATTCGGCCGGCAGTGATATCGAGGGCGTGTTGATCGGCTTTTCGGCGGATCTCAGCGTTAGTCCTGCGATCTTCGCGCTGCTGATCCATCTCAAACTGAACCTGCCTCTGCGCCGTCTTTTGCGCATGGCTCGCCTCAGCGTTTTTGAGCTTCTGCGCCGACAGGGCTTGGTTTGCCTGTATCTCAGCGAGGGTTTTCGCCTGCTCTGCCGCCACTGCCGCTTGCGCCTCGCCGTTGCCATTGGCTCCGTTAGCCTGTTGCGCCTTCATCTGTTGCTGCAGGCGCTGGACAAAGGCTTTTACCTCGTTCATTTGCTCCGCCAGTTGCTGCCGGTATCCGCGCACCTTGTCTGCCTGCTCTTCGTCGGAGTCCATGATCTGAAGGAAAGACTCGATCGTGCGATCCATGGTCTGCCAGCCAATGATATCGGCTGGAGATGCCATCCCTCCGGATTCCACAGCCCCTTGAACCATCTGTGTAAGGTCCGCTAACCAGACTTTCACATAGTCCTCATAGACCATATCCGGCGACGGCACAAACATGAGCCCCCGCATGAGCCGCTCAGTGGAAAGCATTGCGTCATGCATCGAACTGCTGACTTTGGTTTGTCCCTCGAGCGGAGCCAGATCCTCAGCGATAGCGGCATCATCCAAGGCAGACTCAATCGAAATGTGGTCAACCTTGCGCTGCGCATCGGGCCCGAGTTTCGGCCGGAGTTGCTGCAGGAACTGAACCTGAGCCATTTCGATTTGCTTGTTGCCAGAGCCAAGCGTGCGCTCTTCCGTGAGCTCCCAGCATTCAGAATCTAAAATCTCTTCCGGTACCCCATCCTCGAGGCAGGCGCGCTGAAAAGCTTTCGCCATGGGATCGGGGAGCGTGCGGATACAGGCGCGCCGACAAATCTCGTAATCCTTTGCCTCCTCGTACTCATAGGCCAGTTGCATCATGCCTGAAACAAGCTGGTTGACGGTGTTTACCCTGGCCATGGTTTCAGTGGCCGTCATCTCCTTTTCGTTTTTGCCTCCGTCCTGCGTGAAGCTCGAGGAAAAGCGCTGCATTGCGGATTGATTGCGGTTGAAAGCCATCTCGATCAGGGCGGCATCAGGCTTGTAGCGCTCCTCATTCTTGACCATGGCCACACCTGCCGGGATTACGCCCATGTGATTAAACAGCGCCTTTTTTATGCGCGTCATATCGGCATTGCCGGCGACTCGGAAGAACCAGAGGAGTTGTTCAAAAATTGCCTCATTGAATTTGCAGTGCAACCGGTTTTCGAGATCGCACACACCCCAAAGCATCCAGCCCAGGGAGCGTACTGAATGGTACCGAAACGGAGTAACCGCGGAGCAGTCGCCAAAGTTAAAGTGAATGATCTCGTTGAGCGAGTTGGCAAAGCGCCGATCGCCGGAGGTGTAAAGAAAGCTGCTATTGTCCGGCTTTTCCGGGGGGTTTCCGCCTGCAGGGTACTGCTTGTAATTTTCCTGAGTAACCCCCCAATCAAGGATGATCCGCCGGTACCAACCGTCTGTGTCCTTGGCTCCGCGAAAGTAAAAGTCCCAGCAATCGATCGTAGGCACGGCATCAGAGCCCCAAAATCCCAAATCCTGCTTGGCGAGCTCCTCGATCCGCTCCGGCATGTACTGGTAAGCCGTGGCGTTTGGCTGTTTCTGCGTCATCTGGCGCACGTACTCCCATTGGCTCATAACCGTGTCCATCTGCCAGCCAGGATCCTTTTTTGGACCGTGCGTGAGGGTGTAAAGCTGAGCGGGGGTGTACTCTCGGAAAATGGCAAAGCGATCGATGTTCGCGCCGGATACCAGCGTTTCACTTGGCACCATTACGCTCGAGATCGGAACTACGTCAGGGACCATGCCGCGGCGCGTGTCCCAATGGGTGGGCCCGATGCCATGGAGCATGACGGCCGCGCCGGTCTGGCGCCGCTGCTCTTTGTAAGGCATACTTTTCCGCAGCACTCGATTGATGTGCTTGGTAATGGTGTGCCCATACTCGCGCCGCATGTTCCGTGCTCCGCGGTGAACGGCGATATTGAAGAAATTACCAGACTTGAGCATTGCGGAGTTCCACTGCCGGCGAGCGTTGCCCAGGAGGTTAGGGCCCTCGAGGTTATTGCGGTTGATCTCGATCTGATTCTCTTCCGCGAGCGCCTCATCGAAGGGCGGATCCCCGTTGTAAAGGCGATCCAGAATGGTGCGATTTTCTCCGCGAGGCAGATCGGCTAAGCGCCAATCCCAAACTTGCTGATTTACGAGGGAGGCGTTATCCCAACGATCCGTTACTTCTTTCGCGGTGCTCATTCACCGTGGGCAATAAACCCTTGCGGTGAGCACTGCAAGCATTAACCGGCAGCAACTGGCGCATCGTAAGGCTTGAAAGACGTCTCAGCGCGATAGATTTTCGCCTCAGGAATGGGGACAATGAACGAGCCGCCGCCCTCCATCCATTTCCGGTTCTTGTCCATGATCTCCTCCGCGAAGTTCCAAGCGAAAATGACGGCATATTCCGGATCGTCGACGTAAAATCCGCCCTGGTTGACGATCGGGATATCCGTGCCGGGAATGTACCGATACCACTTTGAAGGGGTGCAATCGTAGACGCAGGACAGATCAGCGCGAGTAAGGCCCATGGCGTTAATCCAAACGGTACTCTTGGCGGAAGCTCCAAAGCCCACAACGCGCTTTCCTTCTTTGCGCAGTTGTTTGATCAAGCCTTTGAGCTTCTCGATCGCGTCGGAGCTTTTCTCCGCAAATTCCTGCCAGCTTTTTTGAGTGGCGCTCTCAGCGTCAAGGTACTCGAGGACCGTTTGGCTCGCCTTTATCTCAGGGCTCCGGCGCTGGATCATGAGCAGAATCGCGCCGCCGTGAATGGTGTAGTGCTTGAGATCTTTGAGGCAGAATGGGCCGCCGTTGAGCAGGGCTTTGATCGCTCGGATGGAGAGATAGCTGCAATGCTCATGGTAAATCTGGTCAAAGCTGATCGCCTTGAGTTGATCCATCACGTAAGGCACCTCGATACAAATCAGCGTCTCGGGCCCAGCTAGGAGTTGCAAGTTGGCCATGAAGGCTTGCCAGTCTGGTACGTGGCAAAAGACGTGCCGCGCAAAAATCATCCCAACTTTAGGCATGGCTTGGCTGGCCATGGCTGCTGAGACGGGGTTGAAGAAATCTCGGATCGTCCGGATGCCCTGCTTTTCGGCTGCCTGCGCCAGATTGGCGGCCGGCTCGATACCGATCACAGCTTCTGCGCCGTGGCCGCGGCAGTAATTCAAAAAATCGCCGTCATTGCTTCCAATCTCGAGGACGGTTTTGCAGGAGGCTTGCGCGCTGCAGTCATTCCACAAGAGCTCAAAATGTTGGCGCATCGTGTCACTCTTGCTGGTTACGTAGGGATAATCCTTGGCGTAAAGGATCCCAGGGTCGACAACTACGCTCAACTGCGCCAAACCGCATTGAGGGCAGAGAAGAATCTCGAGCGGCGCCAAACCGGCTCGCTCCTCGCCGTCTGCGCAGAAGTCGTTAGCGAGAGGTTGAACCCCAAGGCTGAAAGCAGGGAGCAGGCGATCGGAGTTGGCTCCGGCTTTTGTTCCGCCAGGGAGAATAGGGGGGCCAAAGTTGCAGGCGCGGCAGCGATTGTGAATGGTGTACACGGTTCAGCCTTTCTTTCGGATTATTGCGAGTTGAGGGGCAACGTAAATCGAATCGAGATCCATCAGCCCTCCGGTCATCAGAGGCGCGAGGTAGGTCGCCAGCCACTCCCAATGAGTTTGGCAGCCAGGGCTTGTGAAACCGCACCCCAAGTCCTCAATACAGTAGAGCCCTCCCGGCTTGATCAGTGGCCACAAACCGGCAAAAGAGATTTGAACCGCTCTTGGCTCATGTGAGCCATCGTCGATCGCGATATCGATGGTTTGCTTAACGTCAGCCGTAAAGCACGCCCAAAAAACCGGATCCGTTTGGTCTGCGGCCATGAACCCGTAACGATCGAACTGCTCCATACCTGCCCCGAACTGCTTTGGAGTGTTCCACTCGTTAGTCCCGCTAACATTGTCGATCCCGATCACCCAAGCGGCATCAAAATAATCCAGCCAAGTGCGAACTGATTCGCCTCCGCCAACTCCAATCTCAACCAGCTTTACCGGAGTGTGCCGGAGCGGGGTAAAGAATTTCTCATAATGAACGGTATAGCCCTTGGGTTGGGCATGAGTGCGCGTAAACTGCGTGGCTTTGTCCGTGCCGTGCCTGATCGCGATCTCATCCAAGGTTTTCATCATTAGATGTGCGTCCATGATTTCCGATTAACGATGTGACCTATGTTGGCCGGACTTTGGCAAAACTTTCTGGCTATGGCTACCTTTGTCAGTCCAGCCTCCGCTAATCCCCGGATTGTTTTAACGTCAAGGTCTGTAAGTTTTGAGTTCGGATGATTTTGTCCTTGGTAGTACGTTCCGTTGGCAATTCGGTCAGCGATGTTTTCCTTTTGAGTCCCCCACTCCAAATTTTCAACCGTATTATGATTCCTTACACTATTGAGGTGGCGAGCGACTTTGCGCGGCGGGCGTGGCCCTTTGAATGCCGTCAGTACTAATGCGTGAACGGAGGCAACTGCTCGGTTTTTTCCGCTCAAATGTACCCGGACGTAGCCCTCATCCGTGGTCTGAAGCTTGAGAATCTTAGCGGGGATCACTCGCTCCCGGCTACGCACTCTCCCAAGGCTGCTTACTTCGTAGCCCTCATGGCCGTCGATCGGTTTCCATTCTTCCATAGCAAAATCAACTCGCCCCAAGAAAGTGATACCGGCGCACGATGGCCGCAGTCTCGGAGCGAGTTGTAAAGTTTGCTTTTTCGCGCTTTTTGCAGCCGTATCAAGGCCAGAGCCATTATGCCGGGGAGTGCTCACAAGATCAATCCCAGCGATCCCGATCTGCAATCATGAAATAAAGATTGAGTCGATAGCGCGTGCACTGCTTACAAATTGGATGCCCTTGACGTTGCTGGATCAATTCATCAGGCGTCGCATCTAAGTAGTTTTTGAGGGTGATCCTTCGATCTGCGACGCACGCACAAAGCTCCGTTTTCCCGTCATGGCGGATAAATGTGAAGAGCCCACCCGCGCCAACGGGGCACACCTCGGAAACCGGATGATGCGAATACATACCCCTCGATTCAGTCGGCGGAATAGTGAGTCTCGCCATGGTTTCCCGCCATTGATTCGAAGTTGGCGGAAGGATGGCATTCCAATCCGGTTGGCCACGCTGCAATTCAAAAGGGGTAGCTTCGCTATCGTTTTCCATGCAGTACCGTACGGCATTTTCCATCGAAATAGCTCTGGCTGTGCTAACGAAAAGCTCGAACCCGCAGTCTTGAGCATAGGCTCGCATAAGCCCAAGCTGATCCTCTCCCCGATTGTCTTTATAAAGATGGAAATTGACGGCGATTTTTATTTTCGGATTGGCTAACTGGTTGAATGTGCCCAACACCTTCATGTTCGCCTTAACCTTTTCGATATCCCCGCCAGCGTGCCCTCTCTCGTAAATCTCCTGCGTGAAACCGGACAGCGAGACGATCATGAAATCGGGCTTGGCGGCCAGAGTCTCATCCAGGCGCTGAACATAGTTGAGATTGGTGGAGAGCTCGCAGCGCAACCCTCGAGCTTTGACGGCCACGATGCACTCCGGCAAACGAGGATGCAAAAAGGGCTCCGAATTGCCGTAGAGGAAAACGATCGCGTTGGGATTTTCGCTGGCGATCTTGTCGATAATCTTGCCCATCAGTTCCGGCTCCATGATCCCGGTCTGATGCTCGTACCCAGCTTTATTGCCTTTGGTGCAAGTGGGGCATTTGAGGTTGCAGGCGCTATTGACTTCGAGGAAGTAGCGCCAGGACCGGAGCCCGATGATCTCCTTTGTGATCGCGCCGTCAATGAACGGCAGAGCCGCCTCTGCGTAAGCCGCCTCGAGCTCTGGACTCATTACGGACAGCCGCCTCCGCCATTGGGCCGCCACTCCTTCACCATCGGCAGCCTTGGACCGTTGCCCCAATAAACCTCAGCCTCGAATCTGCTTTCGAGAGCATCGATACCTGAGACTTTGATCCGTTCACGCATGAAGATGGACGGGAGAGTGCGAACAAAGTTCGAAGTAGTCCACAGGAAATTGCCGGCCGGTATGTGCTGGCTGCCATCGGCCATGTTGCGCATGAAGTGTGAGCAGACCATTTCCGCTCCCGCTTCAAGGTCCGCGACGCAGGCGCGCCAGTTGGTTACCAAGTCAAACATCATGGCGCGCCGCCAAGGGCCCGAGACGTTTTGGCCGTAAGGGCTCCCGTGCTCATGGGAACTGCCCTTGGCGTGAAGATAAAGGATCGCCCAATTTGGGTTGGCTTTGGCCCAGCGCTCGAGCATGACGATCGTTAGGTTTTCGGCTCGCGACTTGAGCCCGTGAAAAGAGAGCTTGGCTTTTGAGGGCAGGAGCATTTTTGCAATATCCTCGCTCTCCTCGCCTCCGTTGACGCCAACGAAGAGCTCATCGGCCGCGGCGATAAGTCCGGTTCTTTCCATTTCGGTTACCTGCTCCGCAATGATATCGACTGCCATCGGCCGCAGTGTCGGAGGCGTGCCCAGGTAGAAAAGGGTATGGTAGAAAATTGCGATCTTCATGGATGGGGATAGTAAGGAGGAGCAGTTAACCGATCGCCAACGAGCAAGCCTTGTTGCTGCTCGCGGTGAAAGCCTCCCGGCATCCCATCCCAATTTGGCCACTCTGACTCAGCCTCCCAGGTAGCCATGATTGCGGGGTAACCCTGAGCCCTGGCCCATTCCGTAATACAGTTGGCTCCGTGCTCTGCAGGGTAGCGTTGCTCCGGCCGCGTGACCTTGAACGGGTACATGTTCATGATCATCGGAGCCATCCAAAAGCCCGTGGTCCGGAGGTGCGGGAAAACATTTACCCGGGAGTCGCCGCAATTCGCCGTGCTGCCGTAGATCGCCGCGCTCCCGTATTTGTGAAACACCTCAGCCATCCTCGAGAGCCACTGCGGCCGGCGCAGGTACGCGCTGTTTCCCAAAAAGAGCATCATTTCACAGGGGATCGCTCGAGCGGCCGCTTGGAACCCGCCCATATCGTAACCGCTGTTATCGTGCTCGAGCCATTCAACCGGATGCGCGCAGGACTCCGCCAAGCCGCGCATCTCGAGCGTTGGTTTGCCGCCGTTGGAGACAAAAATAAGCTGGTGCTCCATCCCGGCCGGATTCTCGTTGTAAGTGGCGATGAACCGGCAGGCGTTATCGAAAAACGCCCCATCGAAAACGGGGAAAATGTAAACGACTGCGATTCTCATAAGCGGTAAGGACGATCTGCCCAGGCAGACCATTGACGTTGAATTACCGGAGTGGCTGCGCGATAGCGATCGGTATGCGAGCAGAAGCTCAGGCAGTTGCTCTGATTGCCGCGCCACATGATATCCATCGGCAAACGCCAGTGCACCGGCTCCCAAATGCCGTTCCACGTCACCAGCTTAACCGGTTTGCCGTGCTGATGAAGTCGACGCCAGAGCGCGTCTGAGCCGTGCTCGAAATTGTAGCGCTGAGCGCGACTCATCGGCCGCGGGTAGCTCAGGAGCGAGGCGGAATCGCAGGCAAACGCTGTTGTGTTGAGGTGCGTCCGGACAAGGTTGCTCGAGAAAGAGCCATACATACCGTTGCCGTATTTCTCCCAAGCCTCAGCCATCCTGGCAAGCCAGCCCTCGCGGTGAAAGTAAACCGTCTCGCCGCAGCAAAAAAGAAACTTTCCCTGAAACTGCAGCGCCGCGTCCATGTACCCGCCGATATCCCAGGACGGATCGTTGCTGCGGAGGAGAAATGTGGCGTTGAGCGGGAGGAAAAGCATCTGCGTCTCGAGCGGGAGCGCTCCGCCGTTGCAGACCACAATTACGCGGTTAGTCGCGCCAGGGGGATTGGCGAGGTAGCTGCCTACGAAGCGAGCGCAGTAATCGTGAGTGAGAGGGCCGCCAGAAACCGCGATATAAACAACATGGATCACGCCAGGATCCAGCATTTGGGATCGAGCTCTGCGCGCTGCTCAGGCTTGGTCCGCTTCTGGACCAAGGACATAGGGGTGTGCACTTTGAGCTTGAGGGGGCAAAGGCACACTTGGCAGACATTGAGCTCAGAGTCTTTCGAGGTTTTGAGATCCATTTCGTGCAAGCGCTTGAGCTTTTCCTTGATCCGGTTTGCGGCAGGCACAGTGAAGATCTCCGTGAGGCTCTTGCCTTTTTCGTTTTGGGGGCAGACGGCGCAGATCGTTGCCCTGGCTTCTGAAACTGCAGAGGGCTCCGGAGGCAAGCCGCTCTCTTCCCATTCCATGAGCAGCGCCGCTCCGGCCGCAATCTTTTTAACGGCTGAAATCGCGTCGCGTACCGGTACCGAAAGGAGCGGGGAGCTTTCCGGAGGAGGG